CTATCTCCTTAATTATTTCTTTCAAAAAACTCATTATATCTCCTTAAATAAAAAAATTTTCAAGTGTACTTCTCTTTTCATAGTCCCACCCAACACAGTTTAATATAGTTTTTAATGGTTCTAAAAAAGATTTTTCAAATTGCATTTTATAATTTATATATTCATGTAATCCAAATTCTGCGGGCAATACTGTTCCCATACTAATTACAGTATCTCCTACAGGGTTTGGTTCTTTAAGATATGAAAATTTAATCTTTTCACCTTCTTGAATGATTTGATATTTTTTTGTAAGTTTGTGATCTTTCAATAACTTATTATGAATAATAGTCCCCTTTACATGTATGGGCGTACCTTTTTTATATAAAAGCACACTATCACTATATTTTCCAATTCCATTAACGGACCTCGGAAATGCAATATCTTCTGGAGGAAGTGCTTGAAAAGATTCTTTAAATGTTTCAATAAAATTAATCATTTGTTCTTCGGTCCCCTCTATCAATATCTTAAATGAATCATGTAGTTTTTCTCTACACACGGCAGGGGTTGAAGATTTAACAGATTCTAATCCCATTACTTTTAATTTGGGTTTTGCATATTGCACACCTTCACTATTATGAACATTCATAATGTAATGTTTCTTACCTGTCCAAATTGCTTTGTCTGCAAGAACCTCTCTAGACATATTCATTTTTTGTTCAAATGAATTCATATATTCATGTAATTTAGCAAATGAATCATTTATACAATCTTGTATTTTTGTCTGACATACTTTATCTAAAAATTTAATGATTTTTTCTTTATCGCTTGTATCAGTAAAAACAGATTTAACTAATTTATCTAAACAAATATAAATCGAATCAGTATCAGCGGCTATAATATAATCTTTATCAACTGTTTTTAAAAGTTTATTTAAATAGATATTTACACTTTTTTCAACCCATCTAATTGAAAGTTGGCCACCAGTTGTAATAGCCGTTGCATTTCTTTCATCATAAAATCTAAAATATTGATTACCTAAAGCACCATAAGCAGAATTAAGTTGTATCTTTCTTGCCATCTGCATATTATTCAATCTTGAAACTTCTTTAACAAGGCGCAACCGATCCATGCCATCTGTTTCTTGTTCTAATAGTTGTTGTGATTTAAGCATGTCTTTTTTAAATTTCTTCCTCTCTGCATACATTCTCTCCATCATTTCTGGTAAAAATCCTTGAAAGTCATTTGTAAAATGAAATCCATTAGCGCCTATACAGATATCTTCAGTTTTAGCATAATCAGTAATGATTTCTTGATCTAAAAGTTTATCAACTGATAGAGATTTTTGAGGAAAGTCTGTAAGTAGTGTTTCTGGAGAAATATTATATTGCATGATTAAATGTGGATATAGACTATCCAAATCAAAACTGGCAACCCATTCATACATTCCTGGAACAGGCTCTTTCACAAAAGCACCTTCATATGGTCTATCTTTTATTGTATTCTTTTTAGGAGGAAGCTGTATGCCTTTGCTTCTTAATTCATTATAAATCAGAGTATCCCACATTCTAACTTGTGTATATACATCTGTATAATTAACTTTAGCATCATATGATAATACAATCGCCATCTCGATTAGTTTCATTTTATCTTCTAATCGATTTATAAGTTCTACATCTTTTACGTTATATTCTATAAATTTTTGATGATCTTCTTTCCAAAGATTATGTAAAGAACCATATTCAGAATAGTCTAATTTTCTCTCATTCAATTCAACATGAGCAATATGATTTAAGGCATAGGATTCTTGATTCTTATAAGTAAATTTTTTATAAAGGTCTATATAATCAAGAGTTGCAACGCCCATAATTTCATATGCTTGTTGTTGTTTTGATCCCCCAAAAGCCATTATAGTTCTTTCACTTACAAACCTCCATGGCGATAAATCAGCAGAAAGAGACTCTTCAAATAACAAATTTATTCTATTCACAAGATATGGTATATCAAAAAACTTAATATTCCAACCTGTAACAACATCTATATCTTGTTTGGTCCAAAATGAAAGAAATTCTTGAAGTAAATGTAATTCGTTGTCACATTTAAAATATACAATATCATTTCTATGTTTTTCATAAAAACCGCAACCGAAAACATAATATGTATTATTGATTGAAACAGTAATTGCAGTAACCGGTTCTGGTGCAGTTTCAGGATTAGGAAAACCATTTTCTGAACCAGTTTCTATATCAATATTAGCAGTTATTATTTTACTTAAATCATATGTAATTTGGTCGGGAAAATTATCTGCAATAAAAGTATAATGATAATTGGTATTTCCATAAATTTGGAAATTATCTATACCATCATATTTTTTTATAAAATCTTTAGTTTCTCTAATATTGCCACATTCAACAGGAGCAAGATATTTTCCTTCAAGAGTTTTATATTCTGTAGGCTTTGGTGAGTTAATGAATAGGGTTGGATTATAATCTAATTTTTCTTTAAAGTGATTGCCAGCGGAGTCTATTCCCCTATAATAGATTTTGCCGCCCCAATTTTGAACATTTGTATAAAAGGTCATACATCAAATTTTATAATAAAGTTTTTATGGCTTCCAGGGTAAATATTTTCCTTTTGTGTTTTTATTAATTATTATAGAACTTTTGCGACCTGTTCCACCAGCTTTATAAGAACAATGAACCCAACCACTATTGGGATCACCTTTTGGATCAAAATATTCTAAAATGAGTTGGTCATAATCAAGATTATTATAAACCCATTTTGCTAAATCATAATTAGACACACCATTAATTTCAAAATCCGCGGCCTCCCCTTTTGCATGTTGAGATTTTGCGGAACTTCCTACTGCTAAACACAATTCAACTGATCTGTATCCAGAATTAATTCTTACTACTTTTCCAAAATGATTTCTTACGGGTTGCAAAATATTATTACAAACATTTGTCAAATTTATTGCTTCTTCTAAACCAGGGGTGTTGTCTATATTTTTTCTAATGGCTGTATCTGAAAAGGTCATTTCTTTGAAGGAGAAATTTTTGGTAAGTTTCATTTTATTTAATCCTAAAAAAGAAGGCCACGATTGTGGCCTTCTCTGTCATTAATTGAGTTGTACTTGTTTTATACAACTTTGTGTTCAACTACTTTCACACCATCATCAATAATATCAATTTTACGAGGTCTTTTTTCCTCAGGTATAACTCGCTCTAGCTTAATTTGAAGCAAGCCATTAAATAACTCTGCACCCGTTATAATGACATCATCAGCGAGATTAAACTTCCGGGTAAAGACTCGTTTGGCGATTCCATGATGTAGGTAGCTTTCATCACTTTCATCTGTTTTTGGCACGGATTTTACTGTAAGTGTGCCTTCTGTTAGTTCTAAGTCTAGGTCGTCTTTCGTAAATCCTGCTAAGGCAAGTTCGATTACATAGTCGTAATCATTCACTTTCCGGATGTTATAGGGCGGATAAGTGCCCGAACCTCCCGAATTATAAGCATCATCAAATAGACGATTAAAAAAAGAGTCAAACCCTACTGAAGTTGATAGTTGGCGATTGAGGTCTTCTATAGATTTTGGTACTAAATACATATTGTCTCCTATATTAGCGAGATTAATTATATTCCTCCGCATAAGCCAGAGGATGTTGCTACGTGCAACGGATGAGATGCTTTTGCACTCTCATAAGAACTATTATACTCTTATATATATGATTTGTCAAGGGTCATTTGCTTATAAATCTTTTCTAGTTTTTCTGATGTATCGTATTTGAATTCCTCATATTTTCCACCTTTTTCAACCCAATGATAAAAAGAATATAATGTTTTAGAAAGTGTTGGAGAAATTCTACAATGTTCTTTTTCAATACCCTCATAGCAAATACTTGTTCCTGTTTGTGTTATAAACTCATCTTCTAAAATGAATATTTTCCATGGTTTACCATAATGACAATGAGATACAGTAATTTCACTTGCATCCCTGTCTTTATGAGCATTTAATGTACTTCCTGGAAAATACATTCTTGTAAAACACCAAGAAGGTATTATTTCTTTATTTAAAATTTTTGAAACATGAGGTGTAATTTTTAAATGAAAAATCATCGACAGAAACGGACAATAAAAATCATATCCTTCATAGCCCATTCTCCCATTACGAAATGGAAAACTTTTTAAAGATGATGCTTTTTTTTGAGCATGTTCAATTTTTTGAGAAAAATAAGTATAAATTAAATCATCATCTATTATGCCTTTTAAATCAATAATCATTGTCCAGTAGATCCAAATCCACCATCTCTATCTGTTTTTTGTTTTGGTCGAGTATTTAAAATATCAATCTCAAAATTTTCTGTTCTACGCAATTCTGCTTGTACAATTCTATCACCATGATCAATTTGAATAGAAGTTTCTGATACATTTCTCATGATACAATTACATTCTTCTACATAATCTTCATCAATAATCCCCGCATT